CCTGCAACAGAGTTACCCTAGCGCAACATTGTTACACAGTTGCAACACTGATACAAAGTTGCAACAGTGATACAAAGTTGCAACAGTGGTGGCCCGCGGTGGTTCAGCTCTGGGCCAATGTTGTCTACTGCAAATGAGAATTGTTCTCACTGCAATTTGAAGTCATTCTAATCTGGCACGACCCCCCCGGCCATCACCAGATAGTGTTTGTTCTGTTCATTCATTTTTGGGGACAATTTTGAAATCACATGGAAACAATGCTTGACAACACTGTAATAATATTATATAATATCTTATAAACATAGGCCACGCCTATTGAACACACCTGGGCCACCAATGTCGCCCACTGCCAAGGGGGGAACCTGTGAAGAACCAGCGTAACAAGAAGCACCCACATCGTGGGATATATGCAAACCTGCTAGAGCCTAAGCCCATTGAAGCAGAGCTTACCCAGAAAGAGTATAACTTTATAGTTAACCTGGTAGATAACCATATGGAGCCAAAGGATGCGTTCTTTGCCTCCGGCTACACAGCTAGTAGGTCTAGTCCATCTAACAGGGCAAAGCGTCTACAGCGCCACCTTTGGAAACACATTGAACGAAGAATACAGCAAAAAGTAAGCGAAACAGCAACACTAGCTTTATCTGTCTTGGAGAACCTGATGCGAGGAGCGGAGAGCGAGAATGTTAAGCTCAACGCCGCCAGGGATATTTTGTCCAGGGCTGGTTACGACGCGGTGCATAAACAAGAAACAGTTATTAAAGAAGTTACTGAACTTACGGAGCAGGAATTAGACGACCAGATTGCAATGTTAAGCAACGTGGTAAAGATTAGTGACCGCAAATAAAGAAAAGGTATTAGAGCTTCTCCTGGAAAAGCAACGTCGTATACAAACAACCCGGTTACAAGGGTATGAACCATACGATTATCAGACCAAGTTTCACGCGGAAGGGCTTGACTGCGCGCAACGTATTTTAATGGCCGCTAACAGAGTAGGGAAAACCTTCTGCGGGGCGGCTGAAACCGCATACCACTTAACAGGTGATTATCCAAGCTGGTGGTCTGGACACAGGTTTAAAAAACCAGTTCGTGCATGGGCCGCTGGTGAGTCTAACGATACTACCAGGGATATTATACAGAAAGAATTATTTGGTAATCCCCAAGATCCGGATAAAAAAGGCATGGGGGCAATACCGCTCCAAAATATAGTAGAGACTACTCGTAAACCAGGCGTTCCTAATGCACATAGCAGTGCCCTGATAAGGCATAAATCGGGGGGAAATAGCCAGATAAGTTTTAAGGCTTATGAGCAGGGTTTTGAAAAGTTTATGGGAGAGGCTATAGATGTTGTCTGGTTGGATGAGGAACCTAAACAAGAAATTTTTAGCCAGTGTATAACCAGAACAGCGGATACAAACGGCATTGTATACATGACGTTCACTCCAGAACGGGGAATGACCAACGTAGTAAGCAGTTTCTTGAACGATCTAAAACCGGGTCAAAGCTTGATAACAGCCACATGGGACGATGTAGATCACCTAGACGAGAAAACAAAGGAGCAGCTTTTAGCGGTATACAGTCCTGCAGAAAGAGACATGAGGAGCAAGGGTATACCAGTTTTTGGATCAGGCCTGGTTTACCCGATTAGCGAAGAAGAAATTATCATAGACGATTTTGAACTTCCCGATCACTATCCTAGAATAGCGGGCATAGATTTTGGATTTGACCACCCCACTGCTATTAGCTGGATAGCATTGAACCCAGACGATGATATTATGTATGTCTATGACGAATACCGCAGAAGTAAAGAAACGCCTATAACTCACGCATCTGCATTGAATGCACGAACACCTGGAATACCAGTAGCTTTCCCACACGATGGTCTCCAGCATGATAAAGGTTCTGGCATACAACTAGCACAACAATATAGAGATTTAGGCGTATACATGCTTTCAGAACACTTTAAAAATCCACCAGTAGATGGAGCAACAAATGGTAACAATTCTGTGGAAGCAGGTATTAGCGTCCTTCTTCAGCGCATGGAAACTGGTCGTCTATGTATCTTTAAGTCCTGTGTTGAAACTCTTGAAGAGATGCGTCTATACCATAGAAAAAACGGTAAAGTGGTCGCAATCAAGGACGATCTTTTAAGCGCAATGAGGTATGGTTCGTTATCTATAGAGCGATATGGAGAGCGTATGAAAACTAAAACTTTGTATCGTAAATACGGATTTGATAAAGAAATTGAATATTCAAGCGCAGGGATAGTATAATGATTGCGGCACTTCTACCTGCTATACTACCGGCTGTTACCGATATTGTAGGTAGGTTTCTGCCTGAAGATAAAGAGGAACGTGCCAAGGCAGAGCGAAAGATAGAAGCAGAGCTTGCTTCACACCTGGCCAAAGTTGACCTGGCACAGATGTCCATTAACAAGGAAGAAGCAAAGTCTGGTAATGTTTTTATAGCAGGGTGGCGACCATTTATAGGATGGACATGCGGCATAGCGCTTGCATGGACATATGTGGGAACACCGATTTTACAGTTTGTATTAGCTCAAACAGGAAACTTAATAGACTTACCGGCTTTGGATATGAGTCAAATGATGCCGGTATTGCTAGGTATGCTTGGTCTAGGCGGGCTCCGCACGTTTGAAAAGTTTAAAGGGGTTAATAAATAATGGCCAGGGAACTAGACGATCAAGAAATTATAAGCCTTGTAGAAGGTGAAATAAACGGAAGTTCCGACTACCTGGACTCCGAAATTAGTTCTCAACAGGCAAAGGCAATGGAATATTTCTATGGCGAGCCCTTTGGTAACGAGGAGGATGGTCGTAGTCAGGTTGTTATAACAGACGTGCAAGACACATTAATGTGGATGATGCCTAGCCTGATGCGTATTTTTACAGGCGGGGATAGTGTAGTTCGCTTTGTACCAGAAACTCCGGACGATGAGCAAACGGCAGAACAAGCCACCAAATATGTAAATCATGTGTTCTACAAACAGAACAATGGTTTTATGATACTGTATAATATGTTTCTAGATGCTCTTATGCAGAAAGTTGGTGTTGTTAAGCACTACTGGGAAGAGGTAGAAAAAACTACTTCCGAAAGTTATGAAAATCTTACAGATCAAGAGTTTTCAATTTTAAAAGAAGATGAAGATTTAGAAGTTATAGAACACGAAGAAACTAAAACAATAAATTCTTTTATTAATCCCCAGACAGGTCAGTCTGAAGAAGTTGAGTTAATTTCTCACGATGTTGTGTTTGCTCGCACGGACTATTCAGGAAAGGTTACAATAGAGAACGTACCGCCCGAAGAATTCCTTATTAATCGCGGCGCTAAAACACTGGAAGATGCTCGGTTTATTTGTCATAAATCTCACAAGTCTAAGAGTGACTTGATTAAAATGGGATATGACCAGGATGTAGTAGATGAGCTGCCTAGTTATTCAAGCGAAGCAGATTCAATTACAACTAGCCAAGAATACATGGCCAGACACGCATACGATGCCACAGACACTTATCCTAACCAAGCTGGAGAGTCTTCTGAGCAGGTAGTTGTTGTAAATGAATCGTATATGAAGTTGGATATTGATGGCAGCGGAATAAGCGTTCTTCATAAAATTTGTCACTCTGGTTCAGAAGTGTTGGACCTTGAACCTATTGATTATATACCGTTCAGCACTGTGTGTCCTATTCCTATCCCACATAAGTTTTATGGACTTAGTGTTGCTGAAACGGTAGAGGATATTCAGCTTATCAGGTCTACCCTGACTCGTAACCTGCTAGACAACATGTATTTGGCAAATAACGGCAGGTTCCAAATTGTAGAAGGTCAGGTTAATGTAGACGACCTGTTAACAAATCGTCCAGGCGGTATTGTAAGAACACGTAGCCCTAACGCACTACAGCCAATTCAAACACCAGCACTACAGCCGGAAGCTTTCCGAATGCTTCAATATTGGGAAGATATTAAGTCTGGTCGTACTGGGGTAAACCCTAAAACACAGGGTCTATCGGCTGATGTTTTAAAATCACACGTAACACAGGGCGCAGCTAATGCTGCTATTACAAATGCTCAGGGTAGGTTGGAACTTATTGCCAGAGTTTTTGCAGATACTGGTGTTCGTAATATGTTTAAGTCTATCTATAACCTTATTCAACGGTATGAAGATAGAGAAAAACTTGTCAGAGTTAACAATCAGTATCATACAGTAGACCCGTCTAGTTGGAGAGAAGATTTAGACGTAGATATTGAGGTTGGCATTGGATACGGCGATCAAGATATTAGGCTTAAAAACCTAAACAACTATGCTTTATTGATGGAAAAAGTAGGACAGCAAACGCAGGGAATTATTCAACCAGATAATGTGTATAATCTTATGCGAGAAGTTGCGGATGAAATGAACATTAAAAACGTGGACAAGTTTGTTTCTACTCCTCCTACGGAACCACCAGGTCCATCTGCGCAGGAACAATTAAGTCAAGTGCAAGCACAGGCTCAGATGACTATTGCACAAGCTACTAAGCTAGAAGCAGAGGTAAAAGCTAAAGAACTGGAAATTAAAGCCGCCAAGCTAGAACTACAGCGTATGGAAACTGAACATGAAATGGCTATTAAACAAGAAGAGCTAAAGCTCAAGGGAATTGAACTAGGTTTTGAAATGAACTCTGACAAAAACATTAAAGCGTAAGGAAAGTAAAATGGCACGACAAAATAATTTTTATAAAGTAAACTCAAGCTTAAACTTGGCTGCAACTACTAGCTCCGGAACAACGCGATCAGCAGCTTGTCCAGACAATGTGGGGTTGGTAAGAGTGTCTTCAACAGCTTTGGCATATGTGGCTGTTACCGCTGGTCAAGGCGCTACCCCAACGGCTGCGGTAGCTTCCGGCGTACAGATTAATGTTAGCGCGCCAGAAGTTTTTGTAATATCCCCTGGTGATAAAATAGCTGCTATAACTGCAAGCTCAACTGCCACGGTAAATATTACTTGGCTTGAAGGTTAAGTAGCATAGGCGGAGAACAACAAAATGGCAACTAATAAGAAAATCTCAGACCTTACTGAACTTAGCGAGGGCGAACTTGCTAACGATGATGTTCTCCCCATTGTAGATGTTAGTGCTGGGACAACTCATAAGGTAAGGAAGGACACTCTTGCAGCGGCATTATCAGGAGTGTCTAGCATTAGTGCTACTTCTCCCATAGCTGTTAATCAGTCTACGGGGTCGGTTACAGTTAGCACAGGAACAATTCCCGTTGCTAGCGGCGGTACGGGAGCTACGAGTCTTACAGATGGCGGGGTGCTTTTAGGTTCCGGTACCGGAGCTGTAACTGCAATGGCTGTTCTTTCCGATGGTCAAATGATTGTTGGTGACGGAACAACTGATCCGGTGGCAGAGTCTGGCGCAACCCTTCGCACCAGCATTGGGTGTGACGCAGCAGGAACAGATAACTCTACAAATGTCACGCTTGCAGGATCACTAGACTATTTAACAATTAGTGGGCAGGAAATTACTCGTAACGCAGTTGTCCTTACAACTGATGTATCTGGCGCACTTCCCGTAGCAAATGGCGGTAGCGGTGCAACGTCATTAACTGACGGCGGCGTCCTGTTGGGAAGCGGGACAGGCGCGATCACGGCCACGGCAGTGCTCGCCGATGGCGAAATGCTGGTGGGTGACGGCAGCACTGATCCGTCGATTGAGAGCGGCGCGACTCTAAGAACTAGCATCGGCCTTGGGACAGGCGACAACGCGCAGTTCACAAACCTCACAGCGACGGGTGCATTTACAAGCCTTGGTATCGATGACAATGCCAGTGAAACCGCAATCACGATATCTGCGGACGAAGAAGTCACGATGACTAAGCAGCCCGCTTTTCTTGCCACAAAATCCAGCGGATCAACCAATGTTACTGGTAACGGCACGACTTATACGGTGACTTTTACGAATGAAGTTTTCGACCAGAACGGCGATTATAACGGGTCAAACACGTTTACTGCGCCGGTCGCCGGTCGATACCGGTTTACTGCAAATGTGAGTATCTACGGATACACCTCTTCAAATGTAACGTCTGGCCGTCTTGATATTGTGACCTCAAACCGAACTTACCGCAGAACGGCGGAACAGCCTGGCGGCAACGACTACACCTATCATGTCAACGTCCTGGCTGACATGGATGCAGCTGACACCGCTACTGTTCAACTTACAATGGGCGGGGACTCATCAGACGTGGTCGATGTTGATGGCCAATCCACCGGGACAACTTATTTCTGTGGCGAGTTAGTGGCGTAATCCCACAAGGAGATAAATCATGAGAGATTTAACAAGTAGAGAACAGGCTGTCCTTAACCACGTTGTTGAAAATGCCGGTGCATGGTGGGCTGATGCTCAAGCTCATAAAGATCCAGAAGCCGCGCTTGACAAGAAATGTGAACGATGGGGCGACGCATATGACGCTGCGGTTTCGCTAGGGGATTATAAAACCAGGGCGGAAAAAGAAGCGGAAGAAGCTGCAAAAAGGTCTAGTTAAATACAGTGGACGTTATACAATGGTGCGATGACGTTACATCGGTAAGGGAAATTATAAGCCGTAAACAAAATCAATCAGCGGGCGAACTACTTGAGCTAGGATGTCACTGGGTCCCTCCAAACTTTCCGGCAGAAGCAACTATAATTGAAATAATAGAAGAATATGAGTTAGACGGTAAAGCATGGTCCCTTGTTAAAGTTCGAATAACCGGTGCAGAAAGTAATGGTTATACATTAATCAGGGGCGGTATATGAAATGGATAATTGGTTCTCTTATTGCACTAAGCTTGGTAACAGCTTCGTTTTTCCACGCTTCTTTGATTTGTCATAGTTTTGGTAAAGAAATTAACGAATGCTATACTCCGGCAATGATTGACGGGGCAATGAGTGTAATACACGGAGAATGGCAAGAGCGTAGACTTTATGAAGGAATCTACGGAAAACAAATTGTAGCGGTGTGGAACAACGGTAGTCAACGACCAATCGTTGAAGCCGATGAAGCAGTTGCATATATTAAAGACAACTCCGTATTGTTTTTCATGTTTAAGGATAATTGCGTAGTTTGGATAATAGAAAACGAGCCCTTGTTTATGCCACTTTATTTTCTCGAAGCACTGGAAGAAGGTGCAAAACGTAGGATGGAAGATAAAGCATAATAATCTTGACTTATTTTTGTAATAATGTTACAATAGGAAAAGGACTAAGAAATGACGGTAGAGACTGCCAGTTATATTAGCCAGTTAAATACGTCTAACCCTGCCGCTGGCGATAATATTTCTGAGGGCGACGATCATTTACGGCTTATTAAGTCGGTATTAAAAACCCAGTTTCCAAATCTTTCTACCACGGCAGTTACTCAAAGTTCTGCCCAAATGAATAAACTTGGATTTGAAACTGGAATGGTGTGCATGTATGGCTCCAACAGTACTCCCACTACTGCAACAATTAGTGGTGTCAATGACTGGTTAATTTGCGACGGTAGCGCTTATTCTACATCTACTTATTCAGCTTTATATGCTGTCATAGGAACAGTATTTGGAACATCAGGTTCTGACTTTAAAGTTCCAGACTACAGAACATATTTTCCAGTAGGTGTTGGGTCAGGGTTTTCTCTAGGAACAGCCGTAACTGCTAGTGCATCTGCGGGATCAGCAGTTCTTAAAGCGCAGCCCATTAACTTTATTATAAAAACATAAGGTGTCTGTGTAATGAAAGGCGTAAAACATTATAAAAAAGATGGCACTTTGTTTAAAGGTAATACACACAAGATGCCCAACGGAGATTTACATTCTGGTAAGACACATGGTAAAACCAGTGTTAAATTATTTCATTTTAAAGAGTTATCTAAAACTGCAAAGTCAAAGGCTAAAAAGGCATAGCAGCTATGGCAATAGAGTATACAGGAATAAACTAATGGCAAACATTAAAAAACCAAAAAGTAAAAAAATTGATAAAGGCATGACTACTCGTGCTAGTGCGAAAGCTATGGAATTAGGCAATCGCAAGAGGGTTTATGATAACGCTATAAAGGCAACGGCAAAGGCTAGGGCACATGTCATGTCAGTTATGGAGTCACATAAAAAAAAGCCTGATAGTAGTGGAAATAAAAGAGTTTTAAAAGCAGAGAAGGCCCTCACCGATACCCTTCTCAAGGAACGTCTCAGAGGCGCTGACTATTTTGAGCTGCAACGACGTGATAATTTTAAGAAGCCAGCCTTAGCGTACCAAGTGCTACGTGGTCAGGGCTTAAATAAACCGGTAAAAAGCGTAAGTAATATCTGAAAGATTATGGAACCAGCCATGGCCATAGACTATAGAGGTGAAAAGTTTTCTGCTTACAACAAGCCAAAGCGTACGCCTAATAAAAACAAGAAATTTGCTGTACTGGCTAAAAAGGGAAACCAAACAAAACTAATAAGATTTGGAGATCCCAATATGACTATTAAAAAAGAACAACCCAAACGTAAGAAAAGTTTTAGGGCTAGACACAAGTGTGACACTAACCCTCCTGATAAACTAACAGCACGATACTGGTCGTGTAAAAACTGGTAGGTGAGTAAAATTGAACTCCAGAGAAAAAGCAAATGAAGCTAAAGCTATTTTAAATAATTCAGTATTTAAAGAGGTTTTAGAAAATTTAAATACAACTTTAATATCTCAGTGGAGCATATCTGAAACTATAGATGAACGAGAACTTTGTTGGATGAAACTTAATGCTTTGCGTTCCATACAGGAAGACCTAAAAGCAGTTATCCACAACGATCAAATTGTAAACAACTAAGAGGTAACTAAAGATGAGTGAGGCACGGACCAATCCCGAAGGGGAAGTCAACAAGCCACAGCTTAACATGTTCGATGTAATGTTTGGAAGTGACGAAACCACCAATCCAGAACAAACAATCGAAATTACCAAAGGCAATGTTGAGTCAGAAACTGATTTAGTTTTGCAGTTACAGGAAGAAACTAACGAGGTAGAAGAAGCAGAAGACTCTGAAGAGTTGGAAGCTACGGATGGCGAAGACCAGCCCGAGGAAGAAGTAGAGGTAGAAGAAGAAGTAGTTGAGATAGAAACCCCTAGCACTTATACTATTAAAGTAGACGGTGAAGAACACGAGGTTACTCTTGATGAACTACGGAACGGATACCAGCGGCAAGCGGATTACACCCGTAAATCGCAATCGTTAGCGGAACAGAGAAAAGCTTACGAATCTAATTTGCAAGCTGTTCAACAAGAAAGAGGGGAATACTCCCAAGCTCTTGAAACTTTATCAGCACAGCGTCTTTCAGACTTAAATAGTTTTAAAGATGTTGATTGGGCCGGTCTTAAGGACGCCGATCCAATGGAATATATGGAAAAACGATTAGAGTTTCAGGACGCTAAGGATAAAATTAATGCTGTTCAAGCAGAACAGGCAAGAGTATCGGAAATAGCACAGCAGGATACGAAGAAGTTTATAACGGAGAAACTGCAAAAGGAAGCAGAAATTCTCGCAACAAAACTTCCAGAATATTCTGATCCCTCTTCAAACTTAAAAACAGAGCTTAGGGATTATACCCTAGGACTTGGTTTTTCACCGGAAGACGTAGATGGAATAACCGACCATAAAGTTGTCTTAATCTTGCACAAGGCTATGATGTCAGATAAGGGAACTAAGTCGGCCTCCGCTAAAAAATCCAAAACTGTTCCAAAGGTTGTTAAGTCAGGAACACCCCAAACTAAAGCTCAAAAAGCTAAGAAGGGTATCCAGGCTAAACGAGAACGATTGTCGAAATCAGGTCATCAGCGAGATGCCGCAGAAGTTTTTCTGGACATGATAAAATGAAACATTAACTTTCAAACTATGAGGTAAATAAAATGGCACAACCAACAGGCACTTACACTTCGTATACAGCGAAGGGTTTGCGCGAAGACTTGGAGAATGTTATCTATGATATTTCTCCAACCGATACTCCATTTATGTCTATGGGTGGTCGCACCGATGCGATTGCCGTAAACCATGAATGGCAAACCGATTCACTTTCTGCTGCGGCTGATAACTTTAAAGAAGAAGGTGCAACATTTACGGCAGCTACTCCGTCAGCTACTACCCGAGTTGGTAATATCTGTCAGATTAGTTGGAAGACCACTCTTGTTACCGGTACTGTTGATGCCGTAAGCAAGGCAGGTCGTAAGGAAGAACTCGCTTACCAGATGTCCAAAAGTGCTAAGGAACTTAAGCGCGATATGGAACGGGCTATGGTAGGAGTTAACATTGCCAAGATTCCTATGGCCGGTACAGGAACCGTTCGTAAGCTTGGTTCTCTTCCAACCTGGATTAACACCAATATCTCTAAGGCGAGTGATGGTGCTAATGGTGCAGGTGCAGGCGCGGCAGCTCGTACGGACGGTACGGCTCGTGCGTTTACGGAGAGTCTTCTTAAGGCTGCCATTGTCGCTGCGTATGACAGCGGCAGTGATATTAAATACCTTATGATGGCACCTTCACAGAAGCAGACGTTCTCTAGCTTCGTTGGTGTTGGTGGTAGTTCAGGTGTATCTAACTTTACGGATACTGCTGACCAGCGGATCATCGGTGGTATGGACGTATATGTTAGTGACTTTGGCGAAATGGCCGTTGTCCCTAACCGCTTCCAGCGTTCTCGTGATGCGTGGCTCCTTGACCCTGATTTTTATGGAACGGCTTACCTCCGTCCGTTTTCTCAGCGGGAAGTTGCGAGCACGTCTGATGGCGAGCAGCGTGCTATTGTTTCAGAGTATACCCTCGTGGTCAAGAACGAGGCCGCTCTGGGCGCTGTTTACGATCTAAGCTAGGTTCTTAACTAAGGGGAGGGCTGTAATGGTCCTCCCCAATTAAGGAGGTTATTTAAATGTTGAAAAAGAAAAAGAAGAAAAAGTACGGTTATGGCGGTCGCTAAAAAACGTGATCCAAAAAAATGGGAAGCTGCTAAGAAAAAAGCAAAGGCTAAAATGGGCGGTAAGCATTCAGCCAGAGCTATGCAACTAGCTGTTAAGTACTATAAAGACTCGGGTGGAACATACTCTGGAACTAAGAAAAAATCAAACAGTCTTTCCAAATGGAGTAAACAAAATTGGAAAACTAAATCTGGAAAACCTTCTGGTGAGACGGGAGAAAGATACCTGCCTGAAAAAGCTATTAAATCTTTATCCAGTAAAGAGTATGCAGCTACTACAAAAGCAAAACGCGAAGGTACTAAAAGGGGTAAACAATACGTAAAGCAGCCTAAAAAAATTGCTAATAAAACTGCAAAATATAGGAAATAATTAATGACTGATTCTCCAATTAAACGTAATATTGTTTACGACCACGCTGGTGACAAAATTGTTCAACACTCTGTTCAAGACGTTGCCCCTTTGATTGAGCTTAATAAAAAAGAATATAACAAAGATTATGTCAATGGTGGTGTAGAAACTAAAGAAGTTGGTATGCGTAAGGTTGCAAATATTCCACTTATTATTGTAGAAAAGTGGAAGAAAGAACACGGCATTGATATGCTGAATAAGGATCACTGGCCTAAGATTAAACAACTGCTTAATTCAAACGAATATAGATTTTTACGGACGCATGAAAGCAACATCTAATGGGACTTTCAACATACACAGAGGTAAAAACAAGTATTGCTAATTATCTTAATAGGGATGATTTAACTAGCATTATACCTGATTTTATTTCCTTGGCAGAAAAAAGGTTGGATAGAGAGCTACGTGTTAGGGTTAACATGGTTAGGGCGCAGGCCACAACAACGGCCGATACTTCTTTCTATGACCTACCTTCTGATTTAATTGAACTCCGTAATATTACATATGAAACCTCTGGTTCAAATAGTTACGCCCTTAGCTACCTTTCCCCGGAGTCCGGAAGTAGGGAGTATGGGTCGTTTGCTAGCGGATTTCCCAGAGCATATACAAATCTTGGTAAAGATATAAAGCTTTATCCAACGCCCGATGCTGCTTATACACTAGGTATAAACTATTTTAAAAAGCTTGTTCCTCTTTCTGATAGTGTTACCACTAATGATATTCTTGATTCTTTCCCAGACTTGTATCTTTTTGGTTCATGCTTAGAAGGGGCCATTTATCTTAACGATTCAGAACAGACAAATCGTTTTCTAGCCGTTTATCAAAAAGCATTGGACGACGTGATGTCAGCAGAGGAAGCGGCCAGGTATAGTGGAAATGTTATGCACATGACAGTACAGGGTGATCCTGGTGGTCTTGTCCGTAGGGGATCGTAATGGCTACTAATTGGGTTGTAGAAGATTTTTGTCTATTGCAGGAATCCGGGGGAAATATTTTGACAGAGACCGAAGATTTTATTGCCCTGGGCGAATATAACTCTACTGATTGGACTGAGCAAACTTCAACAGGTAGCGGTTAATGGTTAAAGAACTATTTGATATAAGTGGCAAGCAAGCTCCACGTTTTAGTATAAACACAGACTTGTCTCCATATGACATGCCGCCTTCTTATTTTAGCTACGGAAATAATGTAAGATTTCTGGACGGCAAGGCTGGTAAAATACTAGGGCATATACAAGTTTTTGGGACACCGGGTAGTAGCAATAATCCCTACTGGGCTACTAGTTGGCTGCTAGGCAGCACGGAGTTGTGGATATATGGAACAGCAACAGGTCTTAGAAAAATTACTGGTGTAACGCACGCAGATGTTACACGTTCTAGCGGTGCATATACGACCATTGCCAGCACTACTAATAATTGGCAGGGTGACGTAATAGGTGGTGTTCTTGTTTGTTGTAACGGAATAGACGCTCCTCAAAGTTTTACGCAAGGTGCTTCACAGTTTGCTGATCTTTCTAACTGGCCTAGCACTTTAAAATGTAAAGCTATTGTTCCTTTCCGTAATCACCTTGTAGCTTTGAATCTTACGGATAGCGCAAGTGGATCAGCAGTGGCAAAGCCGTTTACCATACGGTGGAGCGATGCTATACCAGTTGGTACGGACAATAACGGTAGTAACACTTGGGTTACTAGCGCGGCTGCTAGTGAAGCTGCCGAAACGTCACTAATGGGCACAAAGGGTCACATACTAAACGCAGTGCAGCTTGGCAACTTGTTAATGATATACAAGGAGGATAGCGTATACTCGCTTAACTACGTTGGTGGAGCGTTTACCTTTAATGTACGCGAGGTGTTCAAGGACACTGGATTATTTAGCAGAGATGCTGTAGTAGATTTGGGCGATGGTAAACACGTTATGGTTACTACTAATGATGTAGTAGTACACAATGGAAACTCTATTACAAGTGTTATAGACGATCAGATGAAAACATTCTTGTTTTCTAAGATTGATTCTACATATTATTATAAAACATTTTTATCACATAATAAGATTAAAAATGAAGTATGGATATGTTTTCCATCTACGGGAGCATCGGGAGGATATCCCGACACGGCTTTAATCTGGAATTATGTTGAAAATACTTGGGCTACTCGTGATCTGCCTAGCGTAAACTTTATATCTAAGGGCCTTGTAAATCCATCTCTTACTAATACATGGGCCGCGGCTACAGGGACATGGGAACAAAACACTCTTAACTGGGGACAGCAGGCATACAATCCAAGCGTTGATTCTCTTTTAATGTGCGGAACCTCTGATAATAAATTTTATCTTGCAGACTCTGGTGTTACATTTGATGGTACAAACTTTACAACAACCCTAGAGCGTAGAGGTTTGCACGCTGGTAAAACAGACAGTGTTAAAAGTATATCAAGAGTTTTTCCTAGAATAGAGGGAACGGGGACTGTTGATATTAGCATTGGAGCAGAGTTAGCACCTGGATCAGGCGTTACTTATAATGATCCCGTGTCATTTACCATTGGAACCGATAGTAAAGTAGACTGCAGGGTTAGGGGTAAATACATGGCTATTAAAATTGAAAGTAGCGCAGCAACGCAGTTTAGGCTATCTGGTTACTCTATAGAATCAGAGGTTGTATCGGACAGATGAGTAGGGAATTTTTAAGATTTGATCCATCAGGTTGTCCTGTTTCTATAGAGGAAATACCTAGTTTCATAGACTCAATGCTTTTTGAGATTAGAACGGTTTTGGACTTGGTAAGGGACGGACATTTAGACGTATCTAACGTAGAGCCTGTTAGTCCCCAGCAAGGAGATATTAGATATGCTGATGGCAGTAACTGGAACCCGGGAAGTGGGGAAGGAATATATTTTTACAACGCCGCTGGATCATGGGTTAAGCTGTAAATTAGTAAATAGAAAGAACCCTGATTATAAATATAAACTATCCCAGTGCTATGAATATCTTGACAAAGCAGTAGAAAAGGGCGGTAATAAAGATCTATATACTAGTGACTATATTGTAACTAGGGTAATTAACGGGCAAAATGATTTTTGGATATCTGTTGATAAAGACGATAATATTATAGGATGTATTATTGTAGAAGATCGATCGTATCCGTTATCTCCTGGAGTATCGGTAGAGGCTTTGGGAGGTAAGTTTAATTTTTTCGCGGTAGTTCCAATGATAGAAGAATACTATAAAAATTTAGGTTATGAGTTTGTAGAAATAACGGGTAGAAAAGGATGGGAAAGAAAATTGCATCCTATTGGATACGAGTTTAAAAACGTAAATCTTAGAAAGAAGTTATAAAATGACGTCTTCACCTAAACCTCAAGTTATAAACGTGCCTTCGCAGTCCACTACTACTGGAGCTAGCGAGATTAAACCATATGCTCCCGTAGAGCCTTTTATTCAGGCGCTTCTTGAGCCAATTAGTAGAACTTTTAGCGAAGATCCTGCACTGTTTACGGGAAGCTTGGTTCCAACAGACTCGGCAGGAACACTGGCTTCAAGAGACATTTATAGGCAGGTAGGTGAACAGGCAGCATCTTTTGCGCCTACTTACCAAGACTTGTTTCAAAGGGACTTGGGAATAACAACTGGCGATATAACACAAGATCCCATGCACTTGGCTAGAATACAGAACATAGCTAACCAAGCCAGGCAAATGACTGAGCGAGACAAGGCTGTAGCACAGCAGCAAGCTATAGATGCAGGTCAGTTTGGTATGGGTAGCACGGCTTTAGCAGAGCTTGAAGCTAACCAGCAAATACTCAGAGAAGACTTGGCGCAGAAGCAACTGGCTGCATCGCTGGATCAG